TGTTATTTTTTCAAACGTGAGGTCATTAGTAAATGTAAATGTCTTACCGCCAGAGCTTGCAAATGTAAATTTAGGTATTGTATAATAACCAGCAGATAGATCAGAGGTACCTTTTATGTTTATGGGTAAAACACTTGACTGCTTACCTACAGGTTTATAATCAATAAGTTTTACTATACGGTTTATGTTTTCATACAACTCTGCATCATTAAAATTACTCTCAGAACTAGTTTGATTTAAGTAGAATAATAAAGTGTGGTACGAGTAGGAAATAATATCTATAAGAGCAGAGATGTTACTACCTTCGAAATTTTGATCTGTAAAATTAATGTTCGTGTCTTTATTAATTCTAGATATAATTAGATCGCGCAAGCTTTGGGCATCAAAGCTTGCATATGCATCTGTCGGTAAATCGAATTGTGTATATTTTGCCATTTTTATGTGTACGTAAACCCTGTTGCTGTTAGTAATCCGTTAGCAGTCCCTTTTTTATTATTTAATGATGGTATTGTGATAGATATACTAATTTTATATTCGTTTTGATCAGGTCGCGCAATTATATCTACACTATCCACTGTAACTCGAGGTTCATACAACGCTAATTCTTCATAAATTGTATTACCTATTAAATCTCCATTTTCTTTTGATATGTTCTCAAACAAATACTGTTCTAAGTCTAATCCAAAATTAGGGGTCAGTATTTTTTGTCCTTTTTTAGTATTGAAAACGTTTCTTATAGAATTATAAATCGCGGATTCATCATAACTTAATTTTAAATCTTGAGTATTTTTCTCTGCCCCAACAGTTTTATCAGAGAGAAAACTATTAAGTTCTATATCTAAATGTAAGTCTGCATAAGAGTAATTACGATAACTATCCCTATTCTTTACATCTTTTAGGATATCTAATTTAAGAGCCATGTATAATTATTTAATTTTAAAAGGCTTAAAAGAATAAATAATTTAAATGAGTAAATTCGATACTATATTTGAACAACAAATTGGTCGATTTGTAAAATCCGGTCCTATTGCTGGTGATTATGTTAAGATCAAAGGTAACTGCGAATCTTCAGATTGGTATAAATCTCTTGATGAAGCTAGACAAAACTATATACAAGAGGTTAAAACTATGTCAGAACAAGGGAAACCTCTCATGCTATCTACTATCAAAAAAGCTGTATATGAGACAGGATCAACAGATTCTCAAGCACAAATAGCAGATATTGCAGTAGAATATGCTCCTGGTTTATATCAAAATAACTTAACTATTCCTTTAGAACTGTTAGAGTTTGATATATCTTCTGCTGATGCTCGTGGTACTCAAAAAGATCCAACTAATGATCAAAAAGATCCTACTACGTTAAAGCCAGAAGAAGTAGAAGATGCAGCGATTGATGTTGGTCAGCAAACTAAAGTACCTAACGGAGATTATAAGTTAAATACTGCGAAGTATTTAAACGCTTAATTCAAGGATACAAGAATAGAAGTTGATCTCCTGATCAATACATTGACTATTCTGATAAAAATATCTAGAGACTGTTAAAAGACAGTCTCTCTTTTTGTCTACATCTATAGAAGATTCAAATATATAATCAAATAACTTCTTAAATAAAACATCATAATCGTTATTAAAGACAGTTTCATTCTCAATAATAAACTTTCTTATAGCTGTATATTTTTTATTACGTAGAAGATCTATTAAACCATCAAAAAGTTCAGATATATCTCCAAATATTCCTTCTTTCCCTCCTGATAAAGCATACTTTTGCAGAGCGTTAATACCTCTTCTAAAATCTGGATAGCAACTATTAACAATATTAGTAAAATCTTCTTTATTAATCTTTACTTCTTCTGCTTTGACAATTGATATTAACTTAGTAATATACTCGTTTTTATCATGATTGAGATCGAATATTTGACACCTACTTTGAAGAGCTGGTATAATCTTATGTTTATAATTAGCTGTAAGTACAAATCGAGTTAAGTCATGATACTCTTCTATAGAATTACGGAGAGCTTTTTGAGCATCAATAGACAAACCATCACACTCGTCAAGGATTATAACCTTAATGCTCCCAAAGAGACTCTTTGTCTGCGCGAAGTTTAGAACTTTTGTACGTATAGTATCTATTCCGTTCTCATCTGACGCATTGATGTAGAGATACTGGCAATTAAGAACATCTGATACTATGATCTTTGCTAGAGAGGTTTTACCAATACCAGGTCTTCCAACGAACATAACATTAGGTATGTTCTTATCCTCTCGTACCTTATTAAAATAATTACGAGTATTCGGATTAAGTACTATTTCTTCTAAAGTACCTGGTCTGTACTTCTCACACCATATATCAGACACGTTCATGCAGAAGGGTATTCAGGAATATTTTCGTATGATTCTTTATCAGACATTTTATCTGTATCCATATCTGATTTATAATCAGTAGAACCAAAGCCAGCATCTCCTCGATCAGCTTCAACAGCCTCATCAATAAAACTTACTTCTGCTGTTACATGAGGATATAAAACCAACTGTGCAATTTTTGTACCTTTATTTAAAGTAATATTAACATTACTGAAGTTATATAATTTCACTCCCAAATCCCCTCTATAACCATTATCAATAATTCCTAAGTGAGGTTGTAAGTTATGTTTAAATCCTAAACCACTTCTAGGTTCAACCCGGAACCACCAACCAGGAGTCAAATAACCAAGAGTTAAACCAACAGGAACTACAACTGATCCATCCCCAGGAACAATAACTTCTGACACACTATATAGATCATATCCTGAATCACTATCATGGGCTCGTTCTGGTAGTTTGGCGTCCTCGTGGGTCTTTACAAACTTCATACTAAGCTGTTCTTTTGAACTCATACACAAAATATAGTATATAATAGAGATTTTTCAAGTAAATATTTTTATGGATGATATTAACCCGGATGATTTAATTTCGCAACTTAAATCTATACCTGCAGATAGTAAGATGTTAGAACGAGCTGCTCAAGATCACCCAGAGTTGAATAAAGAGGATGTAGAGGAGTTTGTTATTAAAAATTCTTCGAAATTAATTCAAGATAGTCTAGAGTTAATAGATAACATGAAGGAAGTGGTTCATCATATGCCAGAAGCAGAAAATATATCATCCCTTGCAGAATTAATTAAAGCCTCTTCTGGAGCTATAGAAACTTTAAACAAGATTGTCATACAAGATAAAAAATCTAATACTACAATTAAATCAAAGAAGATGGATATTGAATCTCGGAAGGAACTTCAAACAGCAGATCAAAGTCATGCATTAACAATGAGTAGAGAAGAAATTATGGCTAAACTTATAAATGATAAATCTGTTATAAATGTTGATGCTGAAGTTCGTGACCCAGAAAAACTTAACTAAGTATATCCATACTAAACGGACGTTTAAGAGTTTGAATCTTATTTAAAAGTAAGTCTACTTCTTCTTTTGAATTTTCTACAACTAACTCAAATACTCCTGGTACAGTCTTTTGTTTGTTACTTACTTTATTTGTAGTTAGCCAACCTAGTAAGTTAAATGCCCCACCTAACGTAACGCTTATAACTTCACTTATTTCAGACTGATTTTCTTTTAATCGTTTGTAGTAAAAATGATCTGTTACTAAGTTTTCTTTATGAGCTGAATCTCCAAGATCTGTAGTATTAATTACTTGTTGTATATTTCTTTTGAAAATTGATTCAGTTCTTCGACTTAAACCTAAGATATTTTTTCGAGTATCTAATTCCAATTTGTCATCTATAATACTATTAAACGGGTAAGGAGTTGGGTCTGAGTCTTCATCTGCATAATGCATATATCTTCCTTGAGGAGTGAGATATTGATAAGAGATAAAACCTATGCTTTCAGATATTTCTTGTAGAATTGTATCTTCAATATTAAGTTTTGTTTGTAATACTTCTTTAACTTTATTATGAGACTTACGATACTTATCTAACCACCATGCTATAAATTCTCCATTTTGATCTTCACTAGCGATATCAAAAGAAGTCTTTATCTCAGATAACTGTTCATTTACTTTATCAGTATCATCTTTAGTAAGAGGTATCTCTCTATCTTCAGTTGTTTCTGCTATTAAGTTACCTGCTGCGCTTATATAAACTAATGGGTCTCCGCTTTCAGTTAACTTTAAAAACTCACCATCATTTAATTCTAGCTGGAGTCGAGATAGATATTTTGTAGCTTTAGGGTTCTTCGCGAAGGTTTGTAGATTTATATTAGAGTTTGCTAATTGTTCCCAGAATGTTGCTTCTGCTGTAATAGGATCGGCTTCATACTTTAAACTGTCATAGTATTTACTAAGAGCTAGAAAGTTAATATAAGACTTTAAAATAGAGTTAAAGTTTGTTGAGGCAATATGAAAATCTACTGTATTTGTTAATTTACTATTAACAATATCTGGTACTCCTGTTTTAGATGGTATTGCGCTCATTTCGGTTTATCTAATTTTACACATTCAATATTACTTCTAAATTGCCCAGAGCTAAGAGTTGTAAGATTTTTAGTTACATACCAAAATCCTGGTATTTTATTAGCAAATTTATTCTTAGTATTTAAATCTATTGTCATATAAATAAACTTATTCGCTGCAATATTAATATCTCCAAAGCAACTAAAATTAGCTTTTGTTAAACTGTTAAGTAATTGTTTTTGTAGTTTAATAGTACCATAATACATTGTCGTATTATCATCGGTCATTTTAAATAACTTAGTTTTAGTATTACTAAATTTTTTATTTTCATCAATATTTAATTGTACATCTTTTCCATCTGGTAGTGAACTAACACTACTTCTGTCTTGTACAGCTGCTATGGTGCCTTGATTACTATGAATTGTAGTTTTTTTAGTTTCAGCATCAAATTGTATTATTTCTTTTTTGTTTAACTCTTGTAAAGTAGCTTTTGAGTTTACATCTGTAAATAAAATATCATTAATATCTACAGGTATATAAGTATAATCTTTTCCTAACACTGCGGCTGCTTCTTTGTTCGTGTAATTTACTTTATTGTCTCCAGCTTCTACTTTAAAACCACCTGCAAAATTACTACCAAGAACAGTTTGTTGTTTTGTTTTTTTATAAATTTTATTTGTATTACTTCTTATAGATTGTAGTTGGAATTGACCATTATAATATGTAAGTATACCTCCACTTTCATCAGATGAAACATATGTTTTCATTATTTCATGTATAGCAGTTAAAGCTGGTTCACCAGCAGGTAACGAGTAATAAATTGATCCAATACCATCATCCCAATTGTCTTCATCTATAATATTATCATCTTCTGAAAAATAAGTGAGTATATCTTTCAGAGCTCTGCCAGAATTTACTTTAGATTGGCCTCTTTTAATTATAGCTTTTTGTTTTATTTTTTCATTTAATAAATCCGTATTCCATATTTTTTTCTTATTAGCAAAATGAGTATAAACAACATCTACAAAATAATATACGGTTAGTTTATTATTATCTTGTACAGTGTTCTCTTTCTCAGTAACAACAAATATTTTTTCAATTATAGTTTCATCTGTATAATCACAAGCTTTCCTAGTAGAAGATTTTGATTTAATTAATATTTTTATAAATTCTTCTCCATCTCCATAACTATTAATCTCAGATAAAGCTCCGGAATGACCACCGAAATCTACTTTATTGAGAGTAGATGTATTTTGTTGATCGTTTATAGACAAGCTACCTAACAAAAACGGGGTATTGTGATTTGTTTCAAATACTATTTCATATAATGCACCCGCGTCTATGTATCTAGCTTCCCCTCTACTGTTAAATAGAAACGCTGTAACCTTATAATCTGTACCATTAGCATTAATAGATACATGTGGAAAGTCTCTTACAGCTTTAATTTTTGCTTGAGGTATATCAGCCATTAGTAAGTCTTTTTATTTCTGCTAAAATAGGGTTAACAAAATCGGGTCTTATTATTTTATATACAGCTCCTAATTCAGGGTTACCTATAGGGTTAAAGACATTATTTACTAAACAAATCAACCACCATAAATCTTGGGTACCATATATATCATTTGATAAAGTAGTCCATGGCTTCTTACTATTAATTCTTAGTTCATAATAAACGTCTGACTGTAAATCTTCTGGTATAGAAATCTTTTTTATAATATTATAGAAAAAGAACTTATCTGATTTAGCAACTTTAAAAATATTTTCATATCTTACCTCTTCTAAGTTTGGTAAGTCTTTTATTTGATTTTGATATTGTTCTAAGTCTGTAATCATAATTATTCTTGGGTTGAAAATACTGGGTTGTTTACTGCGTCAAAATACAAGTTTTGAGTCTCTGGTACTAAGCTCTTTAAAGTGAGTATTACTTCATAACCTTCAGGTATAACTGCTTGAATATCTTTATTATTCTCTGTATCAATAAACTTTGATATTGTTTTATTTTTTCTCACTCCTATCATCTTTACTGATATATTACTCAAAAAACTATATCTATAACTAAACACCCCTGGTAATTTAGCTCTATAAATCACAGGTGGGGTTAAAGCAACTCGATTTAGTTTATTAGGCATATTCTGATATAACAATAAAAATATAAAACGATAATTTGTCTCGTATATATTAGTACCATAATTAGAGTCTTTTGTATTATCTAAATAAAATGATATAGTATGTTCTGGTCCTGTAGAGTTATATGAAAAGCTTTTTGAAAAATCAATACCAACTGCAGGAGCAGCTAAACTTCCAAGTAGATTAGTTAAGGACTCTGTTCCACTGGTTATTGACTGATTTAAATCTCCACCACCATGTTCCCAATTGTTTAATACAGTCTTATATTCAGAGTTTAAATATGGTATTCTGTATATAAAATTAGATCTTTTTAATCCATATAAATTTTCATATGACTTAAGGTATTGTGGCATTTTCATTTCTTCTACCCCGAACTTAGATCGTGCTCCAGCTAGTATATCATCAGTAGTTCCGCTAATACCACTAGCTGCATCTTTGACTACTCCTGTTACACTTTCCCCAGCTCCAACTATAGTAGTTATTTGATCTAATATACCACCTATACCTTTACCAGCTGAGTCAGCTATTTGTTTAGCAACATTTAAATTACTATAAAAAGCAGGTAACGGGACATAGAATTCTTGTAACTCTAGAGTAGGGGTATTCTCTCTACCAACACTATTCCTTTTAGTTTTTGTCCACTTAAAATTCTTTACTATATCTATTACAGAACCACCGTCTGGTACTAGTCGATCACTTTTACCTTCTACAGTTGCTTCGACTCCAGCTTTAGCTAAATTAGCAATACCATCAAGGACATTATCTCCAACCCCTATATGGGATTGCTCTTCTCTTACAAATTTAAATAATTTATTCATTTGTTATTACCCTGCTACATATCCGTGTCTCAAAGATGGGGATGGTTGGGTTACATGTGTATTTATTTGAGTTTGATTTATAATATTTTGAGTTGGTTTTCTCTCAAGTTTATTTAAATATTCTTTCTCAGTTTCTTCTAATGTTGGTAATCTTTCTGGCTGATTTATAGGGGTAGTCTCTTGTAATTTTAACTGACTGTCTAAATCTTTAAGTTGGTTTTGTAATGCAGGTAAATCAGACTGTAGTGCTTTTTTTCTTTCTTGTCTTTGTTTTTCTGGATCTTTTGGATATAATTCACCTAGTCTCTGTTTAATTTGGCTTATTAGTTTAGTTTTTTCATTACCTGGGTCATCTTCTTTTGCTAGACCTAAGGCACCCTTGACAGTATCTTTTAACCCCATAGTATCTGGTAAAGCATCTACCATACCAGTTACAATTCCTT